TTACTCAATGATAGGCGTGAGTTTACCTTTAATTGTTTTTGCTTTGTTTGCCTGCTGGGTGAATGTACTTGCTTGATCTGGCGGAGGTGAACCTCTGTGCGTATGCGTTGCCAAGGTGCTTGCAACTTCGCCTAATAGTTGAATAGTGTCTTCCAGTAGTCTAAAAATATTCTGACCTTCTGACCCCATATAACTTAATGGAGCAATGATTTTATTTTTCTCGTCTGAAACGCGTTGCGCTAATCCTACGATTTTTTCTTGCAGTACTCCGCCTGTTCCTACGGTGCGATTGCTTGCCGTCGTGTCGTTTATACTACCTAACACGCTGATAGTGTTATTCCCACCGATAGTTTCCGTTTTATCGGAATCAATCGTCACATTTGACGTGCCTATTTGTTTTACTTCGCTGTCGGTTTCGATGTAGCGTTCAAAGGATTTATCTGTAATATTCTGATCCGTTTCTCGAATCTTATTGCCTGCGGCATCGGTGCGTTCATACACTTCGGGCCGTTGCTGTTTGAGTTGTTCTCCAGGTGCAACACTTGGTACTGTTTTTCCTTGTGCTAACATAGTGCGTACAAAAGTTTGATCGCTTCTCCCATAAGCAAAGCCCACTTCTACCATCGTGCCCACTTCAGGAAAAGCAAAATCTCCGCCTTGTGAACCTGTACTTGTTACAGGTAACGGTACTGCAGGATAAACTGGCACAGTTTTATCCTCGTTTCCGTTTTCGTCCAGTAGTTGTAACTCAACGGCATATTTCGGGCGGAATGGATCGGAAATATCCCCACCGCTTGAAGGATCAGCAATGCCGACTACTTTGGCATATTTCGGCAAATGATAACCGCCCGCCAATTCTGGGAACGTTTTTTCCATTTGTCGGCGTTCTGGGCTTTTTTGTTCTGGCTTACCATCTTTGCCTAGATTTTCCCACGACAGCACATAATCATCGCCATGCAATTCCACTTTCTGAATTTTATTGCCATTAATGATTGCACCAGGTCTAATAGCGGCTGTGATAGGAATTGTCATATCATTGCTGCCGCTTGTTAATGTCATGCTTTCGTCAAACTCAATATTCTTGCCTGCCCAGCGTGAATCTTTATGCGAACCAACAAACAAAGAACCATCTGGCGATTGTTGCCACATATAATCGGGAATTTGATATTGTCGCCCAATATTGGCTAAAAGCTGATAACCGCTGCCGTTGTGGGTGAACAATGAAATCGGCGTATCCGCATAATCTGCTTGCGGCACTTTTACGGGGATTTTTGTTTGGCTTGTAATCCATGCGCATAAATCGCGCAAAGTAATATGGCGATGAGAGCAATTTAACGGCTTTTCAAACACCGCCACTTTTTCGCGAATAAATAATTTTTTATAGCCGTTTTCGGCACTTTGTTCACGCTCAACAATACCGTCAAACCATTTGTAATAGTGATCGTATTCTCCCATCTCAAAGACCGCACTTTTTCCTACACAGTCTTTTTCTGTGCGCACGGTCACAAATCCGCGCCCAGTATTATTGAGTTCCAAAATAATCATTTCATCGGCAAGTTCTAATTCTTCGCCGTCAATAAGGCACGTTTTAATTATTTTCATTTTTGGATTCTCCCCCAAATCCAAAAAATTCACCAATCGCCTTTTCTGCCTTATCGAGGCGTGTATTTACCTTACCTGCCAAGCTCTGATCTTTATCAGTTCCTAAAATATCATCAGGGGAATTAGATTTCCCCGAATTTTCACCCGCACTTTTTGCTACTGGCGCGTTCTCACCTTGCGTTTTTACCTTTGGTTTTTTCTTGCGCTGGTCTTTTTTCTCGGCAACGGAATTGACTTCACGCAATCTAAATGAAATCGACCACCCCAACTGCCCATTTTGCTCAGTTGCGGATACCTCTCCACTAAATTGCACTTCGCGCATATTCACGGCTTCAGCCACAGTACAAGATACCCGATATTTTGTTTGCTCACCTTTGCCAGTTTCTGCTTCAGCTAAATTGAAAAGCTGCGTCAGCCACTCTTTCCTGTTGTATGGAATAAATCCCGTTACACTTAACTCTTTGGCTTTTACGCCTTTATCTGATTTTTTGGTACTTGATTTTTGACCGCTCATGTCTTTTTCTTCACGTTTGACCGAAACCGACATTAAAATATTGTTTAGATAAATTGGCGTGCCATTTAGTGCAAGTTGTACACTTGGATTACGTTTCTGCATGTTGCAACATTCCTCTAATATTGGTTAAATCTGAGCCAATAAACATTACGCAAGCGGTAAATACATTACCCGCCGTCGGCACATTCAATTTGATTTTTGTTTCTGCCACTTCGAGATAATCCGAAACAGAAAATGCATATACATTCGCCGATGTATTCAACATTTTTTCGACTTTTTCATTATTGGCTTTATCGCGTTCTTTTTTAGCGGCCTTTAACGCCTCAATCATCGCCATAGGATCTTTAGTTTTCGCAGCAACCGCTGCAGATGTCGCATTACGTAAAATACTTTGCATCGTGCGGGCGGAACCTGGCGTAATATCTGCACTATTGGAGAATGAAGGACTTGCCATAGTTGGCGTTTTTATCATTTTTGTTTCTTGTAAATCTTTACTTGATTTCGCATAGTCTAGCGCTTGCTTAAATGCGGGCTCTGGCAATAGCTCACGCACTTTTTCCAACTCTGCAATAAACTGATCAATATTGCTACTTGTCACCATAATGACCACGACATCCTGCACACCTTTAGGGCGATTCGGATCAGCATAATCAACCAACTTTGCCGCCAGTGCTTTCACGGCATTTTCGGGTGACAAATAGTGATTGGATTTTTCTTTGATGCCGTGCGACCAATTATGCACACCTAATTTAGTACCACTTACAGATAGCAAAAAAGGGGAAACAATCCCCTTTTGTGCGTTTTGTAATGTTGTTTTTGCCTGTGGGGATAATTTTAGTTTTTGTTGTTTCCACATATAAAAACCTACGCTATTAATGATTCAATATTATGATAATTAAGAATGAAAGAATCTCTAACCCACCTCACTCACAAAATCCACCTGTTCAGGGTCTGCAAAAGCAATGAGATACGCTGGAAAAAGTGACGCATCAGCAGGCATTTCGTAAAATTCTTTGAAACGGGTTGTTTCAAATGCAGAACTGGCAGTCAACACAATGCCCGCTTTCCCCACTAATTCAGGATTGACTTTCACATTAATCTGAGATTCAGTTGAGCCTGGTTTTAATGTCACTTTCTGAACCCATTGGTTTTTTGTCCCCTGTTGAGCGGTAGCCGCGGCTTGTAAGGCTGCCACCGTCTCTTGTAATTGAGCAATATCTTTGCCAACTTGATAGGCAAAACCTTGGTCTTGTTGGTTAATTTCTAGTTTTTCCATGTTTGTAGTCCTCTTTAGCTTGGTTATAAATCTTTAAAAGTGCTGTATCAAACAGTGCAAGGCTTGCCAGTTTTACACAAGGCTTCACCTTAATTTGCACGGTTTGTTTAGGTTTTATTTGGATAGTTTGCATCATACTCTCCGCGTAATATCGTGTTGTAACCGCACTTTTCCGTTACACCACGTTTTAATTTTGCCGTCTGGCGTGGTTTGTTGCAGGTCAAATCTTGCCTCTTTCCACGTTACATTTTCTGTTTGTTCATGGGTGATGAGAAGGCTGAGTTCATTCCCGTTGATAAAAATGCCTTGGTTGTCGGTCGATAGGTGAATTTTCTCGCTTGCACTACTTAAAGGCACAATATCGCAATCAAACCGACTGCCTGTAAAATCTAAGGGTTCGCCGTTTTCTTCGGTAAATACTAAGGTTTCCGCTTCATCATCACCACGAATCCAGTTAAAAATAATCTCAGCCATGTTGCACCGCCTTAAAGCGTTCATCATGTTGTTTGCCTGAAATCTCGCTTTCATAGGCCGTTTTGCAGTGACTGCTATCAAAGAAAACACCGTTGATGAAACGATATAATACTCGCCAGCGTTTTTTCGGCTGCTCGGCTAACATCGCACCGCGATAAGTGCGGCTGGAAAGGGTTTCATCCGCTGCGCCCCCTGTGAGGGCGTTAAACAGTTGGTCTATGGCAATCACAACGTGGTAGCCATATTTTTTTAATTTACTTGGAACTGCCATTGTTCAATCTCCTGTTCAAGTGCGGTTAAATCATCGGGCGTTTTTAAAGCCAACAAACGGTCTTCAAATGCCTGGCGTTGGCCAATGATGATGCCAATGGCGACGGCAAATTGCGCGGATTTTTCAATCACTTTGCTAATAAGCACATCTAGCGGCACACCGCGCACGCGAGCAATTTGTGAAAGCATGGGTGTCGGTGTGTTGTGGTCGGCTTGCCATGCGAGAGCCTCTTTTTCCTGACGATAAAAACTTTCAATTTCCGTTTGTGGATAGCCCGTCAGTAGGCTATTTTTAAGTTGGTCAGCTTTGTCCGCTAACTTATTGAGTAAGCCTTCTTTTTGTTGTGCAAAAAGTGCGGTTTGTTTTTCAGCTGAAATTTCCCACGTAAGTGTGTCAAGATTTAACTCGTGTGCTGCACTGGGTTGTGGGTCAATTAATACGGGGTTGCCTGTTTTATCTGCAATGATTTGTTTACCTTGAGATTGTCCGTTAAGTAACTCAATATATTTATCTCGGCTAATTTCCACCGCACCTTCTGGGACAAAACCACCGTCTGCGTCATCAAAAAAGCCGTTTTTGTAGTACATAGTCATTATTTCCATCTCCCAATAGTCATCCAATCTGCAGACCCTAAATACCAGCTTGTTACTGTCGCTGTTGTATTCGTTTTGGCTTGCATAAATACCCAGTTATATTCTCCCTTACCGCTTGCCCTTGATTCGTATCGTTCTGTAATAAAACATCGATACTCTTTATCTACATATGCAATCGGCAGCACGAGATCTGTATGCACTGTAGTATT